CACCAGAGATTGCCATCTGTGCATTCTCTAGGATTAACTCAATGGTTAGGTTGGTGGTCTTGATTGCCGACAGTGCATTAATCAATGGGCCACGGCCATAGACTTCACCAGCGCACTTAGACCAACGGAAACAAATGAATGGGTTTGATCCAACACCAACGAATGTATCCTGTTGGATAATTGATTTAGTGTTCATATCAATTGCATAACGAAGGAAGGCATCTTCATTACGGCGCGTATAGTCTTTGCAAACAATCTCTAGTATCTTAATTGTGCCGTCTGGATTGTTGCTCACAGAGTTCTGCAAGCGAGAATCAAGTTGGGCATCTGGATACATATACTCTAAGTCAGAGTACCGCATAGAACGCTCACGGAATACATGGTCGATCTTATCGTCAGGCCCAGTATCAAGAACCACATGAGGCAGCGGGATTGCAGAGAAGACAATAGGATTTATTGCGTCACCTTCTTCAGCACATAGAACACCAGTGCCAACTGCCAAGTCCATAAACGATTCATGGATTTCCTGAGAGAAGTTAGAGTTCTGTAAGACCTCAAAGATATAATCAGTTACTTCATCCAGATCATTATTAACCGCGTCACGTTCTTCCACTGGGATTTCACTGCCAGCAATGAGGTCAGCCCAACGCGCAAAGTTTGGGACAAGGCCAGACTGCAAGCGAGATGCAAATTCTTGAACCCCAACAACGGCAGTCTCATCAAATATTTTATCATCTCTACGCTGCCCTGCTGTTTCAAAGTAGAATGACTCACGCTGGGGAAGGGCATACTCATAGCATTCCTCAAACAACGGGACAAAGTTTTCGCGGTGAGCTTTGGCTTTGTCGTATCGTTTAAGATACTTCTGAGCCGTTCCTTTTGAGTCATATGCTTCCATTATGAGAACCTACTATAGAATCCAAGACCGCCTGATGATCCAGAGATTAGTGAACGGCGACCAGTGCCACCACGTTTTGATAGGCGTTGCAAAAGAGATTCAGACAACTTCTTCTGCGTAGAGGGAGAGGTAACATCTTTAGTGGCTACCGTTGGGATAGTAGTCTCTTCATCTCCAGTTGGCGTTGTTGATCCAACAGTTGACGGCAAAGGAGTTTCTGGTGTGGCAATAACTGTTGTTGGAGTAGTAGGATCAATAGTATCTGCATCTGCTATAGCTTTAGCATCTGCTATAGCTTTAGCTTCGGCAGCAGCTTTAGCTTCGGCAGCGGCCCTTATAGCAGCTTGCTCTGCAAGAAGTTTTGCAGCGGCATCGCTCTCTGCTTTAATTGTTGCAGCCATTTCAAGCTGGCGCTTTTTCTCAGCCTCAGCGGCTAGGGCGCGTTCAGCAGTAGCCTTACGATCCTGCTCTATCTTTGCAAGTCTGGCAGCTTCAGCTTCAGCAGCAGCCTTAGCGGCAGCAGCTTCCGCAGCGGCGGCATCAGCAGCAGAAGTATCTACGGCACCTCCGCCTCCATTAATACCAAGAGCATCGCCAACATCGCTAACTACTCTTTGCGTTAGCTTTATTGGGGCCATAATAATTTCTTCAAGCGCCTTAAAACACATATAGAATCTCCTTCAGTTTGTTGTTCATAGGCACAGAATAAGCCTTAGATCAACGCACAATCTTACATCCTACTCCACATACCTTGTCTTCTTTGTGGAGCCTTTGGCTTTCTAGTAAAGACATCAAAGTCTTTTCTAGCGTTAAATGCAACAGCTTGCTTTTGCCCAGAAATCAATTGACGACCCTCTCCAGCGCCCAGCATAAGATACTGCAAGGCATCATGGATGTGAGAGAACATATTCTTATCTGGCTTATCATCAAAGCGCTCACCTGATACTTGCAACCTACGGTAAGCATAGCTTCCCTCGAAGCCTTTAATAATAGTCAGGCACCGAGGATCAATTAGGAACGCCGCTTTTCCTTCAGCCATCTTTGTGAGCGAAGCGCGAACAGCTTCAAGTCTAAGATCGACAGAGTTAGAATGAGTCGGAGTCGCCCGTAAACCCGCGCCGCGTAGTATTTGAAACGGAGTGCTTTCATCTGTTTGTGCCCTAAAATCCCCAGCGGGATCGCCATAAATGTGAACGTCCAAGTGGCCGTACTTAGTTGCTATCTCTTGTCTTAGCACTTCGGCAAACCGAACAATGCCCATATCAATAGCAACAATCTCAGAAAGTATTAACCACCTACCCCTAACCTTCTGCCCAAAGACAGCAGCAGGGGTAAGCCCAAAGTCTAAGCCAATGTAAAGCGGAATACCATCAGCAGTTGGAATCGGCTCATCGGCAACGTGTGTGTCTTTAACAAACTCTGGATACACTGGCTTTCCCTCTTGGATCATGCCGAGTTGATTCATCACATAGACATCAATCCAACTCTTGGTCTTACCACGAATAAGGTTAGTGTAATAACTCTTCAACATATTCTTTTGATTCTCAGCCTTGGGGTTAGGCTCATAGCCAGTTAACTCCCCGTCAGACTTCGTTTCAACCATTCCAGAAGGCTGGGTATAGAAGCTCCAGTTGTCTGGCTTACGCAACATCAATGCTTGCTCACGGTGAATATGATCTGGGATTGGAACCTCCCCAGACATAATCGGCCACCAGTGATCTTCCTCTGGCGCATTGGTATCAGCAATAACTCCTGACCAACTCGGCCCACCTTCCCGCATAGAAGGAAAGCGACCAACGCGCATTGTACAGGCATCAATGATACTCTTGGAAATCTCACGCGCCTCGTTAATCCAAACGCCAGTAAGCTCTAACGACAGCAGCTTCTTGACATCTTCGGGACGATCTAATGCTAAGAAGATAACCTCGAGATCAATGTCCCCCTTCTTAATGTGATGAGTGTATGGAACTTCCCATCTAAACTTACCCCAGTCTTCCTCTGGAAACCAATCAAGCCAAGTCTTAATGGTTGTGGTTCTAAGCTGCGGGTTGGTATTCCGAATGATTGCCCAGCGTGAACGGCGCAATCCATTCTCATTCTTCTGCTGACTCAAGGCGCGGCGAAAGACCTCAACACAGCAGCCAACAGACTTGCCACTACCAACTGGCCCCCGAACGCCACGAAAGAAAGTATCGTCCTTCATGAACGCCTTTAGCACATCACCGTCTGGCTTATACTTAAAGTCGATCAATCTTAAAGTCCCTACCAACCTTCATTAGGTTATCCACCACCTCTGGAGCAATGCTGGATATAATCTTATCGGCCTCATAGTTAGTAATGAAATCCTTGGGGTAGTGCTTCATATGCACAGTCTTAACAACACGCCGTAGAATCTCACGGTCGCCCTCATTGATCGTGTGCATAAAAGTCATAGGTTCAAGAAGCCTCCAAGCAATGTGCGCTTCATCACACGCTTGCCAGCGCCAACAGCTTTGTCAGTAGACGGGGCCTTTCCGCTAACCTTACTCATGATCTGACCACCAGCAGCCTTATCCATAGCGCCAGTCTTACTAAGTATCTGACCAATTGGAGTGACCTTCATGCCAACAGCACCGTTAATAAAATCCATAACGCCCTTACCAAAACACATCTCACTTCTCCTTCTTAGCATATTGTGGATAAAATTCAGTTGCGCCAGAATGGCCAGCCTCCCAATCAGCAGTAACTCTCTTCTTGCGTCTCACTTCAAGAGCATCACTAATCTTATTAATAGTTTGCTTGTGCTTAGAAATCTCACCAGAGTTCTTAGCAGCAAGCACAGCCTTAACAGTTCGAGAAATGCCACTCAAGGTAGCGTCAATAAAGTTTGTAGGAAGAACCTCTTCAAACTTATTAGTCTTAACACCGAGTTGATCTAATCTCTTTAGCAATGTTTCTTGTTGCTTAATGAATCGAGCCGCAGGGGCCTGTGTCTCACCAATGTTTCTAGTTGCCATCTTACTTATCCTTCATTGATTGGTAGCGTTTCAACAATGACCGACCCTTAGAAACAGCCGAGGCTTTATCTCCACTGTGACCCCAAGCCTCAAGACTTAACTTTAGCCTTGTCTTCTTTCCGTCCTTTTCCAACGGGCCTGCCCCGCTTCCCATTCTTACTAGGAAGCTCCCCTTCCGTCTTAACTTCTCTGGAGTGTCCGCCGCGCCCTTCACTGGAGCCTTGAGGTTGCCCCCAGTCTCCCTGTTGTAACTTCTTCGGCCCTCTTCGTTGAGGCCCCCCTCTGGGTTCTGCCCCGACTTCCTTTGCCAAGCTGGTGTCATCATTAGACCTCTTCATTAATCTTCGTACAGCACTCATTATACCTACTCTCATATCTCAGAACCTTTCTATGTCAAAATAATTTTAGCTTAGAGGCATCGGGCTTTTTTGACAATAATCCTGTGCTGGGGACTACTTGCTACTGAATGTTGTCGAGTTTTAACCCCCCTACCACCTAGCCTAAATCTATACTGACTCGAATGTCCCCAGCTACTTGTATCTGTGACCGATCTATCGGCTTGAATCCTGCGCGGTCTAACAAATCCTTGCTGGCTTCAAGCTGAACGTACTCTGATCTAGCCCCTTTCGCTAGCCCAGCGAGCTGTCCTACAGCCATCGGAGCATGTCTGCTAAACTGTTCCGATATCACTTGCATCATATACTGCTGCACATGCGTAGTCTTCATCGCCTTCTGGGCGCTTACTCTTCCGCTATCACCCGCTGCATATCCTGCTTCTTGGCTGGCCTTGGTTAGGTTTCCGCCGTTTGCTACATACGCTTCAACCAAAGCCTTCTGTCTTGTGGTTATTGGTCTTAATCCAGTCATCTTATTCATTAGCTTACATCCCCCCTTACCCCCCTTCTAGAGGGCTGCTGAAAGTGCTGTCAACGCACAATATAGCACTGCTCTCTCCCCAATACTATAACCTACTATAAAGGGTCTAATATCTGCTCCTGTTTCTCATGCTGTGTTCCGCTCATAGTCGGTTCCCCTGCTTACCGTTCGACACCATCACCTACATCCTTCCTGCACCTCTCCCTAAACAGTTCGCAAGGGACGCTGCGCTCTTTGCCCTTGCGAACTGCAAGCCTCAGTGGCCTTCGGTTTATGGGAGGTGCTGGAGATATGCACGGTGAAGGAGGTCTTCACCGATAAACAGGAGAACCTAGATATGGCTAAAGTAAACACAGCAATCGAAACACTCGCAAATCTTAAACTACAAGTAATACTATTTCACACTGGCTTCGATGGACTACAGTCCAAGATTGCGGCCGATGCCTGCTACACATCCAGCAACGCTCTACGGTTTAAAAAGGTTCAGATTGCTGACGCACTTGGTGACTTCGAGACTGCCGTTAAGAACAACGATATCCTCAGAGAAGAGAAGGTCGGTAACTTCATCGAACGTTTGCACCTAGAACTAGCAGAGCTTACCACCCGTCACGCCGCAGACCTCGTAGTCTACAAACAGGTTACTGACGGTAAAGATTGGCAAGCTAACTCCAAAACACCGAACGTCCTAAACAAAGACGCCATTGCTCGCCGCGATAGATTCGCTGCCCTTAAATCACAGGTCGCAGCATAAGCTGCACCGAGGGCTGGCTTAGGTCAGCCCTTTTTTTCTGCTCATCAAAGGAGAACACAATGGATCGCTTACATGGAATGATTGCTGCTCAAAATTACCTAGATAAAAAAGACTGGGAAAGATTCTATCGCCGCCAGA